GCAATCCTTCATGATCATCATCTGGTCGTACATGTCAGTACAACGCACATTGACGATCTTGCCGCCTTCTTCTGTGAAAATATCCACGTAGGGGTACGGGGTAGGGGAGAAGCCGGGACGGATCTGATAACCGAAAGACGGTTCGTCGATGTCCGGAGTTACCGTATCGGGAATGTAACAGAGGATAAAATCATCCGCCCACAGGTCAACGAAATTGCCATCGCTATCTACAGTCATGGACTGGCCGACAAGGATTTTTTTCAGGTTATGAACATCGGCAATGAGATCCTCGCGGACAACCTTATCCTTATTTGCATTCATAACGGCCGTATAAGCCGCATGGAATTTCAGTACAGATGCTGTTTCTGTACCCATGATCGCGGTATTCGGATACACGCCGGTTTTTTTTCTGATTGTTTCACGACCAAGTTCAATTGCTTTGACCGGATCGGAGCCGGCTTCACTCCAGCAGGAACCACCGGTCAACGCGACAACGTGATCGGCACTGTAATTCGCAACGGTAGAAACATAATCGGCGACGCCTTTTTCGGCTTCCAGTTTGAGATTCCACTGGACTCTCCGGCGCGTACGGTCCTGTATATTAAACAGGGCTTTCAGTTTCATGTCGCCGGGCAGATTTCTCAATTCGTTCAGTTCGCGGGAATCCAAAGGAATGGCCAGATCGTGTTCTTCGCAGGCAAAGGTAAGCCATGAGTCAACACCTAACTGGGCGCGATTCGATTTTGCTCCGCGGGCGCGCAAGGTTTCAAAAATCTTAAAGGCGTCTTTTCCGAATACCGGAATTTTGCCACCTTTGGTTATGGATGTTACAACGGGAAAAACCTGATCAGCGATCAGGCCGGTTGGTTTATATCCGGAGGCCAACTTGGTCAGGGGAACACTGACACCTTCAGTAATGATGTCAAAAAAATTAGTAGGCATATTTCAGATCCTCCTTATAAGGCGTTTTATGCTGCGGCTTACGCTGCGGTTGAAGTTGTGGTTGAAGACGAAGAAGACGTTGTGGTCGTGGTCGTCGATGTCGTGGTCGGTACGGTGCTGATCATATTGCCGCCGAGCCGAATTTCAACATCCTGGCCAACAGTCAACTGATCACGCATGACAATGCCGTTGATGTATTCACCCTTGCCGGCAATGACAGCCTTGCCGAGAGCATTGGTAGTAACATTGTCGCCTTTGGAAAGAGCTCCACCCGCCTCAACGAGCGCAGTACCATCGATGGTAATGGCAAAGGACTTGCCGGTATCCTGATCTTCATCCCGGGAAACACCTTTGGCGAGCATTCCCTTAACCGCGCAGACAGCATCATCGTAACCGATGAAACGGCGTTTGGTGATCGCGCCATTGGCTACGCCAGTGACGATTGTTCCTGGTTTTTCAGTGTGTAAAGACATATCCGTATCCTCCTTAAGATTGGATTGTTGTTTTTAGAATGTTGCTCTTGCGTATTTCGCGGCCGCGTCTTCGTAACTGCACTTGTGTTCTTCCGCGTACGCCATGATTTGCGCATCCTGATCAATGGAATCCGGGCTGATCCTGTCGGACAATTCCGCAAATTCGACCGGAACTTCTGTGCCGGCAGTTTTCATTTTTTTGTTGGGATCGGCGAAAGTCATTCCGGGTTTGAACATGACCGGACGGCTTTCGAGACGTTTCTTCATCTTGTCGGACGGCCGGACATCGGCTTCGGCAAAGGTCATGGTCTGCTCTGCCACGAGAAGGTCGGCGTATTCGAGAACAATACCGTCTTTTTCTGCGGGCAGCATCTTGCCCTCTTTGCAGAGAGTTTCGCAGAATGCCGCGAATGCCGTTTTTGAGGTTTCAATAGCGGCGGTTTTGGCATTATTGGCGGCTGTTTCGACGTGTCCCGTTACGAGAGTTGTCAAATTGGTGATTTGCTTACCGACTGTTTCGCTGAACGATGTCATCGATTCAGTGACCATTGTTTGAACTTTCGCAAGAAGTCCTTTTTCAAATTCTTCCAACTGAGCTTTTTCCATGTCTGATACCTCCTGTTCTGAGTAGTTTGGGTTTAATGCTGTGTCTTCTTTTTTATCCTTGACGGTAATCATGTTCTCCTGAGCCGGTCGGTTCAGATAGGCGATATCGTCCTTGTCGATGATCTTGTCCGTTGTTTCGATTCCATGTTTTTCGATAAGGAAATCGCGAATACTGGATAATATTCGCGCTACGGTGGGCATGCGGGTTTCGTCTGTCACCCAGATGTATTCATCGAATTCCAGTCCTTCGGCGAACTGTACGGAAGCAAGTCCCTTGACGGCAGGCGGCACAGCGCCGAGCAATCCGATGTGTCGAAGCAGGCCATCGGGATACAGGGCAATACTGACTTTCTTGTATTCGCCCTTGCTGACTGCCTCCACAATCGAGTCTGCGACCTGATCGACATAGGCGAGCATCTTTGCGCCAACTCGTTTCAACTTTTTGCCCCACCCGTAAGCGGGAGAATCCGTGGTTGGATGACCCAATACAAGAGGCGCTTCGTGATCGGTTTGCTCATTGTAGAGCTTGACAATGTTATCGAGGTCGTCTTCCGTATATGTTTTGGTCACGCCATTGCCGGATATGTGCGTTCCCGTTTTGAATACTTCGATCCAGGCACCCATTATTCCGTACCTCCTTTTTTATTTTCTTTGTCGACGTTCAGAGTCGGCTCGTCTTTTTCGTTAGGTTTTTTATTTCCGGTAGCTTGAAGCTTTGACGGATCGATGACTTCTTCGATGTCATCGGGTTCAAAGTGATACGTACGAATGAAATATTTTTTCTTGAAACGAACGCCCGCCCGCGAAAGTGCTTCGTCCCGGGTAGCGCGTTCGGTTTCAACTTCGTTGGCATTAAAGGGAGTAGGGTTGGGGCGCGGCGTGTCGATATAACCGTTACGCATGAAAATCAGGTTGATGATATCGCTCCAGATCGACTTGACCATCCGGATATCTTTTTTCTGAATATCACTGCGAACGGTCAGCGCGCCCTTGGTTGCCGCGTAAGATGATTTTTCGCCGGAGTCCGTACTCAGGGTATGTCCGAGAATCGTCTTGGACATCTGCGAATCCATAAAATCGGCCAACACCTTGAAACCGTCATTGCTGCCTTTCTGATTCTTGGATTCCATGATTTCAACTTCACGGTTCCCGGAAACAGCGATAACGGCATCCTGGACCAGTGCTTTCATGTCATCGGCAAAAGCGGTAAGTGTTGCGGTGTCGGCAGTACCATTAACAATTTTGCCCTTAACCCAGGGCGTACCGAACCGTTCCATGAAGTTCAGCCAGAACTCCATTCCGGCGCGTTTAAAAACAATAGGCCAGAAACATCGCTGTGCGACACCACGGCCATAGGGATTGTCATAACTTGGTTTTATGCGCGGGCAGATAAGAGTCCATGGATCCGGAGGCGCTTCGCCCTCGACAGGATGCGCCTGAGAAAGGAACCGCAATTCCGGGATTCCTTTTTCTCCGATGAACCAGGTGAACCATTCCGGAGGTTTGGGTGTGATCTGGACCGGCAACCACAGTCCGTACATATAATCCCATGTCAGTTCTGCCGGCTGATAACCCCAGTAGATAACATCAAGAAGGTTGGAAGTCAGTTCATCGCGGGAAAGATCCTCGATGCACATCTTTCGTTCGATGATACTGAAAAACCATTTTTCAATGGCATCATACAATCGCGACGGACAATCCCCTCGTTCTATACGCCAGTCATGAGAAAGAGTCGCTGACTCTCGGCTATCCAAAGCTGCAGTCAGGTGAGCATCAGAAAGAAGTTCGCGGTAGACGGTAAGGGATTGTCCGCGTTTCCGAAGTACACTGTCAGGATTGGGAAGATGTTGATTGACCAGATACCATGCGCCGGCAAAAGAACTGAATGTATACGACTGTTTCCGGTAGGAAAGGATTTGCGATTCAGCGCTCTTGGGTTTGCTCTTTGCAGTTTGTGGGACCTTGGCGCGGGTTGCCCCGCGCTTCGGTGCTGCCTCTTTTTGACTTTTTTTCATAAGTCCAGATTCCGCGTGAGTTTCAGTGTCCGTTAAGTTCCAATACGAGTTTGAGATTCAACTTCCGCTATACTTCTGTGCTGTCAAAAAAAAAATAATTGTCAAGTATTTTTTTACATAAGTTTATCATTTTTAATTATTTCAATATTTTCATATAGATATAATGCTACACTTCCCTCAATATTACTGTTGCAGTTCTGTATCCTGGTACAAGAATATCTCCATTTAGACTATCTTGATAAAAAGTTACCTTATGAATTACACCAGTAACATAGTGTGGCCAGAAGAAGGAATTTCCCTGTTGAGTCAAAAAATGATTTTCTAATATCTGGTAATCAGTCTCAGAAAGAGGAACTTCTTCGTTCCACTCAAAAGTCCATTCTTTTTTCTTTTTTGCCCATTTTTTACGCGCCTGGTTGACCGGAGACTTTTTGTCAGTGCGTATCGCAGGGAAATAAGTTTTTTCTTTAATAGGATATATCGGTTCAGCAATACCGAGCCAGATCAACGGAACAGTTGTCGTGGTTGTTGTAGATGACGATGTTGTTGTCGAACTACTGCTGGTCGTAGTTGTCGTTGAATAGGTTGAAGATGTAGAACTCGAGGTCGTCGAGGTTGAACTGGTCGATGTCGAACTGCTGCTACTGGTAGACGTCGAGGTTGTACTCGAACTGGAAGTCGTCGTCGAAGTTGAACTGGTCGATGTCGAACTGCTGCTACTGGTAGACGTCGAGGTTGTACTCGAACTGGAAGTTGTCGTCGAAGTTGAACTGCTCGAGGTCGAACTGCTGCTACTGG